GGTACGTGTTGCCAAAGAGTTTGTAATCTTGAATGACCCAGCCCCAGAAAAGGCTACCCATAATCATTGGATCAGGTTGAGCCATGAGCTGCAATACCGGGTGGTCTTCTACCGGTTCGGCTTGCTGGCTGTCTACCGGTCGGTAGTAGCGTGGCGTGGCTTGAGGGTAGTTCCGAACGTACCAGTCAATCGCACTAGCCACGACACCGTTTAGCCCAAGGTCACCGGCTACCCGCGCCCAGTCCTTAGTGCTTCCAGGGAGCGCCCGGCGCAAGAGTGTCTGCAGCTGACCAGAGCCGTACCCAGTGAGGTAGATGTCCCTAGACTGGCTAAGTGGCAGCGGGAGTGCCTGTGTCGGGTTGGCTGCGGCTTTACGGCCTAAGAAGCGGTCAAAGATACCCATGCTCCCAGTATCCCACAAAAAGAAAAAGCCCCCTTGCGGGGGCTTTACTCAAACGTACTTTTTGATTTCGCGATCAGCTGCCTTGATTGCACTTGCCATCGTTGCATATCGCTTCATGAAGTAAACCGAACCACCACACGAACCACCGTTGAGGTAAACAACACGCGCCATCCACTCGCCGTGGTGTTCCGTAACTTGCATCATGTAGTTTCCAATAATCTTGTGCATTGTTCTATCTCCCTGCTTGATGTAGATAATATACACCGCCCGTGTATATCTTGCAAGGGTATAGAGATATATATTTTAGACGGCTCCCCAACTTCGCTTAGAACCGCACACCTGCCAAGCGTAGGCCAGTGCATCAACCACGTCATCATGCCGCCCAACAGGGAAGGATAGCAACTCATCCTCAAAGTAAGCGGGCAACCCTTGGCAGTGCATTACTTGGCTTTGCTCGTACCGGGCTTCCAGAGGCGCAAAGCGGGTCACTTTGTCACGGTCTGGCCGGATGCCCCGGATAGGTAGTTTCGTACGCCGTAGAAGCTCCTGCACAACAGCGGCTTGATACTGCACCTGCTCGATGCCGATCATAGATGGCTTCCACTTATCGGCCATCATCTCAATGAATCTCAGGACAGCTGCAAAGTCTGAGCGAGTGCGGTTGATGTCTCTAACGTAGATCGTGCCATCATCACCTCTTGAGACAACAGCAACCCCGGTGTAGTCGGCTTCACTCTTGGTGCTGATAGCCAAGTCAACCCCGATGTAGGTTGGTAGGCCTTCAGGGCAATCGCCATACCGCAACCACTCCCGCTTGATACGCGCTCCCGCAGCATCCACAAACTCCGCTAAATACTCCTGCCGGAAAGCGATGCTTGGCAAAGACTCACCAGCCTTGCCTACCTCCTCAGCATCAATCCACGGGTTAGCCGTTGTAGGCATCTGCCATGACATCCAGTCAGTATCAGTAGCGGCCATGTTGTAGAGCGTTCTAAAGTAGTTGCTACCCTTGGGCGTAGACAAAAAGAACGCATCACCGATGTAGTCTGTCAGCGTTGGGCGGATGGCTTCCGTCCAGGCTTGTTCTAGATGCCGTGCCATCGCGGCCTCATCGATGATAACCCGCTTGTACTTACGACCACGGGCAACCGTGCTAGGGTCATCCAAAGTCCAGTAATCGATGGCCGCGCCGGTTATAAGCTCGATGCGCGGTGCTGGGCTTTGTACTGCCCTGCGGATAACCGGAGCATAGATGCGCTTATGATCGGCGTATGCCTCTTCAAGCAAGCGGTAGGTAGGTGCAAACCAGGCACAAGGTAGCCCGTCAATCAGCACCGGGTCAGATAAAAGGTTACCGCCCAGCGTGGTTTTTCCAAAGCGTCTCCCGCAAGCAAGGACGTTGTACCGCTTGGCTTCCCGCAAGATAATCTGCTGGGCTTGATGCGGCCTTGGTAAGACTAGTCGAATATCAGGCAAGGCTGGTACGCTTTCTCAGCTGCAAGGATGCGGGCTTTCGCTATCTCGATGTAGTCTGCATCCATCTCGCAACCGATGAACCGGAAGCCTTCAAGCACTGCACCGCGCCCGGTGCTACCTGATCCGGTGAAGGGGTCAAGCACGATGCCGCCGGTAGGTGTAACCATGCGGCACAAGTAGCGCATCAGGTCGGTAGGCTTTACGGTCGGGTGAAAGTTCTGCCTTGGTGAATATTCAAATGCGTCACCCCATTGTGGATCTATGCACTGGCAAGCACTACCCTGTACATTTACTTTTTGTTTTCCGCATATAGAGCATCGTTGAAAAGCAAAAGTCCTACCTCGTGCTTCCATCATCTCGCACCCATCGTCCCGATCATCCTTACAGGCTTTAGGCGTGTAGAAGAATCGTGCCGCTTCGCCCATGCCTTGCAGAATCTCTGCGCTTCCATCGTGCATCACATTTGCTGGGAATCTACCGATTGGATTTTCTTTTACTAAAACTCTGGTGTCTTTCCCATATCTACCATTTATCCCACTGTTGCCGTTGCGTACAGTTATAGTTACCTCTTCACCAATCCGGCAACCGTCTATGTTGATTGCGCCTGTACCCCACTCCTGCACGTTCTGCGCTACCGTTGCTTTGAAGGGCTTACGTGCCATCGTGATAGGCTCCATGGCTGGCTTGAGTGCTGTACCCCAGCCCTGCCAATTCTTTGCTTCATCAGTAAGTGGTTCGTATGGAGTGACCTCATTACTGGTCAACTTGTTTTCTTTATTGACGTCTGAAGCTTGATACGTGGACGCTGTAGGGATTGCTCTACCACGATTAGGGTGACCAAATGACTTGTCTATGGCACAACTTACGTTATGAGACTTTGGGAACCCACTACCGTACATCCACGCTAGCATGTCCCGTATCTCAAACCCGGCATCTTCAATGCGTACCGCCATACGGTGTTGTGTCCTAGTACCGGCAAAGGCCAGCAGGTAACCGCCTGGCTTCAGCACACGCAAGCATTCTGCCCATATCTCAGTAGAGGGAACATCATAATCCCAACGCTTGCCCATGAAGGATAATCCGTACGGCGGATCGGTTACAACAGCATCAACCGAGCAATCCGGCATGGTTCGCAGGATGTCAAGACAGTTGCCGTGGTGAAGCTCATGCACCGGGTTTATCCGCGTACTCCACGATGACCTTGACCGGTGAACCGTCAGCGCCGGTCTGCTCTACCCTAGATGACCAGTCGGCCTTGTGCTTGCGTTCAAGCCACCATGCCGCCGCTTGCCATGTGGTACGGGTTGCATCTTGGATGACTGCAAGGTTGCGTAGCTCCGCTTCACCCTCTGCTTTTTCTATAGCGTCCGCGAAATCTGGGATTTCCCTAAGCCAAACAGCAAGGCTATCCTGACTTATACCAGCGGCAGCACAGGAAGCCCTGCGGGTGTTACCACCTCGCAGAGCGTCTGTTATCCGCTGTACAACCACTGGGCTGTACTTGGTTGGTCTACCTGCTCCGGGTTGTGCTGCCATCTAGGTTATCCTCGATTTCTTCGGTCGTTGCCCATATGAGAGCATCTTTCATCTGCTGATCGGTGATGCCCTGGGCTTTAGCCCGTTTCTTGACATCTTTATACAGCCAGCGTGTATACATCTCCGACCATACCACCACGCAACCAGCCCCCACCAAAGCACCAATAGCAAAAGGTATCATTTGGTTTCTTCCCATATCGGCTCCCCGGTAACCGGATTGTACTTACCGATCATCCAGTCTTCGGCAAACAGGTCACTAGCGGTAAGCCAGATGACGCTATTGTTTTCCTTGACCTCTGTACCCTCTGCAACGCTGAAGGTGTCCCAAAGTTCACTGAACCGGAAGTGTAGCCCTTCAGGCCACAAGGCCCGGCGTATGGGCTTCTCTGCTAGCAAGGCATCAAGTGCCTGGTTGTATTTCATCTTATTATCATCCAATCGTTTGCGAGTATGTCTGCACCCCGGAAGTAGGCCGGCCCGGCATGATGCCGTGTACCTGCCCCGTCAAGTTTGTACATGACCAGCTGCCCGTGCTGTACGGCGTAGTGGATTCTTGCTCCATCCCTAGCGACATAGCGGGATTCTTTGAGGTGTATTAGTGC